TTCCCGCCGCCGTATTTCCGGACGATCATGATGATGGTGAACAGAATGGTAGCGATGCCCGATATCTGCTCAGTAGTCAGATCCGCCCCGGCCACGCCAAATGAAACCAACAGACTCGATACCAGGCCGATGAATGCCACGATCTCAGTTTTGGACTCCCATGGCATCTTGAAATCCTCTTCGTTGTCAGTCATAGATATACCAACCCCTCTGATGTTGAATTGATGATTGTTATGTTCTCCGCCGTCCTGTTGCTAGGCACCTCTGCGAGAACGGCCTGCTGGCTATCGGAAAGCGTGGTTTCAGACTGGATCGCTGTAGTGGACCAGGACGCATAATGTCCGAGGTTTGGCAGTTCCCATCCACGGAACATGCTCAGATTGCCATCCTGGGCATCGTAGAGCTTCGGCACTGCTGGATCCACATGCTGAAGATTAATCGTCTCTGGCGGGGCGATATGCCGGATCTCGTCTGAAGGTAAGGTTGCAGCAGTAAGACCGACGAGGGCGATTAAAAGAAAGTATATTGCTTTCATCCGATATGCACCTTCCGCTTTTTCGGTCTATATGCCAGAGCCAGTTCAGGATCAATGTGGAATTCTTCAATATACTCCTGCCTGGTCATCTCATCACCCTGAGCGGTGATATAGATTTTCTCTCCCAACGCAGGATCATTTGGCCCCTTGAACCCCGCAGGCAATTTCCATTCAAATCCTGTTGGAGGCATGCATCCTGCTGCTTCTCCCGCCGTGCCGTCGATGAGCGGAACCACATTCACAGCACCGCATATTCGGCATACGAATTCCTTAGGCGGGTTATCAGTTTCCCGTTCAGATCCACAGTTGTGGCATTTTAGTGTTACCATTTTTCAGTCTCCCTATTTTTTGATTAGAGCTCTCCTCGCCGTTCTTTCTGGATGCATAGATGTTTTCCGTCGTCGAATTCGGATCTCTAGCCATTCCAGATCACTATATTCCAGCCTCTGTAATATCTCGTCCCAAAAGTCAGCATCCATGATCAGATCTACCCGAAAATCGCTTTCACCGCCGCAGTTATTGCCTCATGGTATGCCTCTTCTTCGTCGAGCAATGGTTGTCGGAGATACCCCGGGCCCGTGCCCGCGTGGGAAGGCGTGTAGTTCTGACTCTCATGCAACCACGCAGCCTGCGGGGTATTAAATGAGATCTCCGCGCCTTTCTCCATGTAGTTCACGGTTGCTGAATTTCTCGTTTGTCCTGAATCCAACGGACAGAGATCCACGGCCTTGCCTTTAACGATCTCGGCAGTCTGCCGGGCCACCTCAAGCGCCGCCTGCTTCGCGGCTGCTATCATCCGGTCGCCGTGCCATTCGACTTTTGGGCTCATGCCTGATTCCTGCTTAGGTTCACGACCCTAAGACACATGCCAAGATAGCCATTCACAGTGGATACATCCAGCACCGGCCACGTCTCACCGCCCCTCGTGATTGCATCTCCCTGGATCACGGTCACATCTTCCGTCAGGCAGAAGGCATCACAGATCTTCGTCTGATGCCCTCCCTCCCAAGAGAATCGTACTTCGTCGAACCAAATTACAGTGATTGAATAATCTGTATATGTAGGATCTCCGTACTGATCGATGCTGGACCGGTGCCGTAGCGTCACAGACTCGCCAAGCCCCGGTGGTAGGATACTCATCGAACCTCGGATCCCGCATATCGTCGCATAATTCGCTTTGCAGCGGCGCTCAAGAGGGGAGAAGAACCCGCACCAGGAGAGAAGGAATAGGAGAGTTTTCCGCCGATGGACATGCTGATCACGTTCTGCTCCTGGAGAGCCTTCAGGCCGCCGTCTGTCCCGGCCTGATAGATCGCTATGGCCTCTTCCAGGCAAGCCCTCTTCACAGGAGCAGGTACTACTGGAATTTGCATGCCAAAGTCATAGTCACAGACCACACCGTCGATTACCCTAGGGAACTCCAGGACCTGCGCCAGGCCGTCTTCATTTAGATCATTCTGGACGCCGTTATACAGAAATGCCTCTTCATATCGTACTCCCCTGAGCGGAAGGGCATCAATATGCCTACTTGCTTCTTGGCAGCACCAAGCCTGTTTATCTGCCGTCGCCGCTTTCAAGGCGATGGCCGAGGCTCGCATGTCCCCACCGATCAGAGACTCGAGTTCCGCATCTGAGACTATATAACTATCTGAAAAGGGAGCGTCTGTCGTAGTTATTTCTCCTTCTTTCTTTCATCCGCTAATCCCAGTTTAGATACGAATTTGGATTCCGATGATTTGGATTTTAATATGCATTTCGCCATGTGGTCAGCAGAAATTAAAGAATCCCCATGAGGGATCTGCTCATAATCCCCATAGTTTTTTAGGGCCTTTGCCTTTGCGTCTACCCTATACGACTTGATCATCGACATTCCTCATATCCTTTAATCCCAGAACTGCTATCAATTCTCGTTCGTTACCATATTCGGAGACCAGAGCGCTCCAAATATCCGGGGCATATAATGAAGCGCCAGGCGGTATGCCGGTGATATCTCCGGGCTGGGTGTTCACGCTTTGGAGTACGCCCGAAAAAATGTAGATATTGTTCATGGCATCCTCCTATGTCGTTATGGCCCACTTACGAAATCCCTGGTTAGCGGAATCGTTGATCAATTCATACTTGCATTCCATACCAGAGGTCGGTGGAACCCTCGGCTGGTAGACCCCACTGGGATCAGCGTTGTTGCCTCCGAGGTTTGCCGTCGGTGCAGACGCAGTATACCCCATCCGCCCCGCGTATAAATCGAACAGCACACGATCGATTGTAGCCGTATCAAGCGAAAGATCGTTCATGGTTAAAATTGATAACGAAGTCCAGTTTCGCATGCAGCTATCCACAAAGGTATATGATGATCCTGCGCCCGAAGGCATCGAGTAGAGACGCCAGTTCGTCGGTCTCCAGTTGACCATATCAGCACTAGATATCGAATATGTGCCTCCCGAAGGCATCGAGTAGAGATACCAGTTCGTCGGTCTCCAGTTGACCATATCGGTAGAATTAATTTTACTATTAGTTATCAGAGTAATCCAGAAATATGTGAGAACACTATATTTTAGCTCTGCGGTATCAAGCCCGCCAATTTTTACATTATCTAGCCTGAGTTGAGTGATAAGATGGGCATGATTTACAGTAATGGGATATGTGCCCGCTGTAGCGTAAGCATGGGTCAGTGTATTAGTATTATTCGCTACCAAAGTATCCGGCGTTGTGCCATCGCCCCAGTCGATTGTAGTATTTTGGTACGTCGTAAGTCGGGCGATGGCCACAGTTTCGTTCGGTGCGGTTGTTGTAGCCGTTAGGTGGAATCGAAAAATTATGATGCCCTTGGAATACAGGTAATCAAGGGCACGAATTGGTTCGGCTATTAGATCATATTTAGACGGTTTCCGGGCCAGGGAGGAACTATTTCCTCTTGATGTTGATCGACTGGCATATGGCAGAGCATACTGCATAGAATCCCCGACCATGACACCCCTTGATTGCAAATAACCGAGTGCGTGACCGGGTTCGGTTTCAAAATCATGTTTATATGCTCCCCGAACCGAAATCGACCCGTTGCCTCTTGATGCGGCCCGGCTGGCATATGGCAGTACGTAGCTCATGCAATCCTCAGCTATGCTGAATTCGCCCGGTCAGAGTCCCAGACGTGTATTCTCCAGTCGTCATCCCTACCCGGATCTGCTGGTTACTGCACGGGATGTCAATTATGAATGTCTGGCAAACGCCGGAAGCAACCACCCGTCGATCCCAATCCTCCCACGGGCCGGGATTGTTCGGGTCGGTATAATCTCTGATTTGGGTTGTCACCGTGCCCGCGCCCGTACCGCCTGTTGGGTTTAAAACCACCAACACACTGTCCCGCGGGCAGTTCATCGGATCTGTGAACGTGTTTTGTGCTGCTATCGAAATTGAAACTTTTCCCATAATAATCATCTCACGAAGATATAGATGGGGCGGAATTGAACCGCCCTAGAATGCGTTTTCAGCCTGGGGCTGGTCTGCGACTTCCTCATAGTCTGCGGTGAGCCGTTTGCACCGCCGATAGGCCTCAGAGCCTTTTGCGACTTCCCACACTACGCCAGACCGAATGCTCTTGAATTTGGTTGTGTTACTTTCTTCGACTGATTTAGCGCGGGCCATCAGTACCTGACCACCTTCAGGACGGATATCTTGCCGGTGGTGACGTTGGTCGTGGTGAACTGATAGTACCCGGTGGAGTTCATGAACGCGCGGACTGAAGGGGACCGATCCACATAACAGTCAGGTTTGTGAGAGAGTATGCCTTGTCCCCCAGGCCGGACCTGAACGCCGGGGGATTGCTGCCAGCCTTCACATTCAGTGTAGGCGACGACCCTACCACGGTCACATTCACGCCTACAATGTAATCGTATCCGGTGTTCGCCTTTATGAAGTTCACGTTTGACCCAGTGGCAAGCGTGGTCCATGCTCCGGGAGCCAGCGTGTAGCTGTTCTGGCTGCCCAGCGTCTTAACCGCCGTGATCTCCGAATAGGCCGCAGATGCTGATCCAATCAGGACCAGCAGCGACAGCAGAGAAAATATCTTCTTCATCATTTCCGTTCAACTCCAGGATACTGTCATAACGCCCAGGCAGTCGGGCCGCACGACCTTGCATCCGAAGACGTACTCCCCGTCCACCTTCTTAGCAAACTGCTTCTCCATGTCCATTGTCCTGACATCGGATATCTGGGAGGCAAAGGTTATGGCCTTGCTGGTTCCGAATAGGATCTTATACTTCGCCCCGGCGGTGTTGGGCACGTTGTGGCTCTCCAGGATGTTGAATCCACCCAGCCGGGCCACCGTGCCATTCAGGACGGCCTGCTGCGTGGTGGGAGTGCCAGCCATGCCGCCGGCGACCTTCAGATCCTTTCTGATCATGCCTGCGAATGCCGGAGGCACGATCATCCACCTGCCCTCCATCGGAACCTTGGAGTTCGACAGAGCTATACCGCAGTCCTCTACCAGGTTGTAGATGTTGTTCGCGTCGGACTGAGTTGTGGTCGGAACCTTTGCTGCTCCATCCGATCCGATCAGATTGGACGCCGATGCATCCACATACAGCGCGGCGATGGCCTGGTCTATCGCGTCCCGAATGGCATAGGCGGCAGCCCTGTTGTTCTCCGACATGATATTTATCCTGGTCTGCGCCTGATCCTTGTTGCTGATCATGAAGTTGAAGTACTTGTCGTAGTCTATGGTCAGCTCCATGTCGGAGTCCAGGACCGTCTCGGGAGCTGCCATCTCCTGCCCCTGCGTGTAGTCCTTCACGGTCACAGCGCCGACGCCCACAACCCGGACGGACTTCGCGTACTGGACATCTCCTTCGTAGTTCCGGTTGATTACTCCGTCCTGGCCATAGACCAGGCTCTTCTCCAGTTCATGCTGCACATCCGCAGCAATAATCTCAGGTTTCCATGATTCAAATGCCATAAGTATATCACCTACTGAATTCGGCCCTCCGCAGTAGCCTGGCGAATCTCATTCATGAGTTCATCCGTCAGCTTGCCGCTGAGCCGAAGCTCTCTTACTTCTTCTTGGGTCCATATCTTGCCCTTCGGGATCGTAGGCTGCTGAATGCCAGCATTGCCCGCTCCCTGGGCGGCCCGTACCACATCTGGGAAGTCAGCCTTGATCTTCGCAATCGAAGCTTGAATCTCTTCGGCGGATGTGCCACGGATATAATCATGGTACTTCGCCGGTAGGCCCGCTTCTGCGGCCATCTTCAGCTTCAGATGGCTAGATTCGATCTCTGCTAACCTCATCTCAAGCTCTAGCTTCTCCTGGTCCTTCTTGGAAACCTGCTCCAAAAGCTTCTCCATTTCGGTCTTTTGGGCCTCATCGGCCTCACGCTTCGCTTTCAGAGCCGCTTTAGCTTCCTTCAGACTCATGCCCAGGTCTTTAGCCAGTGCTTCTTCCCGCGCTCTGCGGTCTCTTGCCAGCCGCTCTTCAACTATCTTGTCAATCTCCGGCTGTGAGAGCTGTTTTACTTCCCCGGACTGATCCGGTGTTGGCTGTCCGCCTTCCGGCGTGAAAACTTCATTTTCGTTTGCCATAATATCACTATCCGCGAATATTAAGGCGTCGCGTGCGCCTTATAATCAGAAAAATTACTCACCCGCAAGCCGCTTCAACGATTCGCCCGGCTCTATCCCGGCTTCACGCATGAGCCGCAGGAGCTTTCTTGCTGCCTTTGCTTTCTCCATGCTAGGAGCCTGAACACCACCGCGTGCGCCCATCAGAGCAGCAGCAGCAGCACGTAGCGCATTTCTGTTGTACGTGCCATCTGGCTCTTTGATCGGAAGCTTGCAATTGGCCTGGGTCTTCTCCGCACCAGGCTCATTCAGGTCGATCAGGCAAGCTCCACAATAAGCATCGGTGTCGCGATATTTGCTTGCAGCACCGTCCCAGGATTTATCAGTAAATGGCATCTATCCACCTCTCAAGCTTTCTATATAGCGATCCCTTTCTTCGGGGGCCAATGACAAAATATGGCGACACCCTACATGCCACAGCCCTCCCGCCCGCGCCTCATCCAGTGGCGGATAATCAGGATCGTTACCAGATAGACTGAACGTCTTGCCCTCAAATGGCTGACAACGCGGGCATGATCCTGAGTGCGAGCTGATCCTCACAAGATCGTTGCCATGCTCCTCGAAGCGGTTTATCGTGCCCTGGCGGAAGGCCTGGTTGGTTGTCTCCTGGGCCAGAACTTTGGCGTATCTGGAGAGATCCCATTCAACGCCGTTTTTTGCAGTGAACCCGGTTATACCGCGCTCTGCGAGATCATCACGAATGTGCTTTGCGACCTGTTTTGTAGTTTCGTAGCCTATCACGCTGCCCTTTGTGGCCTCAAGGGAGACGGACCGGAAGATATCGTCTATGCGCCTGCCGACAACGCGATCCACGTCTTCAAGTCGAGAGTACGCATTCTCAGCCAGGACTTGAGCCGCTTGAGTGTGAATGTTTCCGAATCCCGCGATGAGCTTCGTGCCTGCGAGAGGATCTTTATCTGCCCACTTGATACCGGCCATGTAGCTGTCCGGGATCGCACTTTCACACCAAGTGCGAGATCCGTTCAGCAGATCGCCCCGGATCTGGCGGATGCGCTGCAGGAGAGTGTTAACCCGTGCCGCAGAATACTTTGGGGTGGCGCTCAGAAGCAGACGATTGCATTCTCGCAGCAGTTCCTTCTCGGCTTCCCCGTAGAAGTCTATTAACCTCCGGGCCTGGGCATCGCTCAGCGGCGTTACCATGCTTATTCACCTTCAGCGGAAGGCAGAGTTAGTTTGGGAGCAATTGGGGCAGAAGCGACGACAGAAGTTCCGCGCAGCCTCTGCAGTTCAGCATTGAAAGCATCGGTCCCGGCCTTCAACCCCTGCAGTTCTAACTTCCTCTCTAGGGAAATTGCGCCCATCTGATCCCACAGAAGGGCCGTTTGGGCCGTCTCCACAGGATACTCAGGAATTCCATCCTGCATGTTCACGACAATATTTTCTATGGGAATCACAGGCTGGTGAAGCTGTGACCACAGATGAATAACTTTAGGAACGGAGCGCTCAAAGGCCCGCGCAAACCGGCTTACCTTGGCCAGGGTAGGTATGAGCCTGATCCTAAGAGCCATGCCACCTCTCAGCCCCGCCAGTTGGTTGCACCGCCAAGAGCACCCTGGACAACTGCAGCATCTGCAGCATCTGGTCCATAGCCTGCTCAATGGCTTGGTTGACCTGAGCCAGGTTTGCGTCCCATGTCAAGAGCGACGGCGAAGGTTCGCCAGGCTGAATCATGATGGGCTTGCCTGGGCGGTATTCCCATTCTCCTGTGTGGTGGTTGAACGTCGCTGCAGATTCGGGGATCACTGGTGTTGGGCTTGAGAACTTCGCCAGCACTTCGGCGCGCTGGGCAAACAGCTTTTCCAGGCTCTCCACCAGGGCCAAGACCGAAGGCAGATAATCTGAACGTCCATAATATCTATCAGACGTTAGCTGGTTGTTGACCGCAACCACCAGCATGTCCTGCACTTCAGGATATTGTGCGCCCTCCCGGTCCACCTGCAGCCCGGCGAACTCAGGGAAGTCGGCTAGGTCCAGGGGGCCCCGGAGCTTCCCACCCAGAAATGGGTTGCCGATTCCAACCGCGCCGTTCTTGTCCTGCCACTGACCGCGCTGGACCTCAAATATCTGATGCTGGATTTTGCCCTGGTGTGAATCGTGAACTTGACGTACTCCTTCTTGGTGCTCTTCCCGGTGTTGTCTTTTTCTTCTTTATGCAGGATCGAGAAGAATACAAATGCCTGATACCGCTGGATGTTATCGGGTTCAACCACAATGAAACAGTTTTCTGGGTTTAGCGCATGAATCCCAGCGTCAGATACCTCATAGATGCCAATTCCATATCGGCTGACATCAGTAAACACCTGCTCATCAGGCCTGTCTGGAAGGTCGACGCGATCCCCGGCCAGCACCACCGGCTCCTCGCCGAACAACAGATGCATGTAACTGCTGGTGGCTATATACGGCCAGTCAAGAACTATCTTTTGCTTTTTAGGGTCCTTTCCCGCGTCGCTCAGATATGCAGCATACCCTGGGAAGATCTGATCATGCAGTCCCGCATACGCCCGGCGCATCCTAACATGCTCGTCCAGCCGGGCCATCTCGTCCCGGTCTTCCGGAGGCCAGGGCTTGCCATCAGCAATAAAATCAAGATTCGTCAGCATGCAACTGCCCTACCTCTTGAATGGATGCAAAGTCATTCATCAGGATATTTCTATAGCAGGCCTGACAGCACAGCCTATCCTGCAGCCGCGTTTCCCCCTTCGTGGCCGGGGTGATATCTGTCACATATGGCACCACCGGGGCGAACCTAATTTCTAGGATTGGGACAGGCAGCTCCTTTTTAATCTTCTGGCCGCATATAATACACATCATTTTGCTCTGCCCCCATATCGCCGTTCCGCATACCACACGGCCATAGCTACACTCATAACCATATCATCGTGAATCCCCTCACGCCAGGCCCCGTATGAATCATGAGAGGTCACAAGGTTGATTTTTACGTTGAAATTTAGAAGCTCATGCATCAGTGTATCGCCCAGGGGAAGGCCAGCAGCGATCTTGAACTGCCCTGTTTGAAATGCTTTCAGAAGGGCAAACACAAGATCGCGTTTTGGCACCGCGAATCCCCGTGGCACCACCGAAGGCGAATTGCCTCCAGATATTGTAATCTCGACGGGACGCACTCCACCCTGCCGGAACATGTCAACAATGGGAGCGCCTACCCCTGTCTTGTCCACCACCAGGACTGGGGGCTCACTACCCATGATCTTAGGGCTTCGCACCAAGATGGCTACCTTCTTCACCACTTCAGGATATGGCACTCCCCGGAACCGATCCAAATATCGAAGATCATAGTTATACCCACGCGGTTGATCGCTCCACCGCTGCTCAAGAATGGATATGGCGGTATAATCCTGGGCCTGGCCCAAATCCAAGCCCACAAAGAATCTCTTTTCAATCATAATGCACGCCACGAATAATATTAATCAAATACCAGCGTCTCGATGCCTTCCTTGAACGCCGAAGCCACAACATCATAATTGAATATCTGATGTTCCGTGTCCACAAACGCACAATGATATTCCTGCTCAAACCAGGGATTGTTGAGCCGCTCATCCTGCAGGAAGTCCGGTGATATTCTGGGGCACTGTTCAGCCTTGACCTCAATTTTCTCCCAGTTCTGCTCTTCGGCCCAAATATGATGGAAATGGCCGCGTTTTCCGAATGGAGTAGACATCAGGATCAGCCTCCCGTTGCTCACGGCCAGCATGGGCCTGATGGAATTATAGAGGTCGTCCGGCGCCCTGGCAGCCTCGTCCTCCACAAACAGTGTTACGGCACTTATGCCACGGATCGTTTTCTCCGATCCAGGCAGGGCAAGCACCCTGGAGCCGTTCTTGAACCTAACCGATAGCTTTGTTTCGCGGTCAATTTTCGCCCCGTGCCGGCCATATTCATGAACTCCAGGAACTTCATCATCAGCTCCTGAGACTGCCGAAGAGAGGGCGAATCTATTATGATTACCGATTTGGGCTGATACATCGCTTCCCACAGGGACAGGATCGCCGTGATCGTAGACTTGCCGCTCTGACGCGAGCAGTTGAGGATGATGCGTTTGGACCTGGACCGGAGGAAATCTGCCTGCCATGGATCTGGATAAAACTGGAGGAAATGCTGGGCGAATACTACAGGATCATATTTCGCCAGAGCACCGAGAGTATCATTCCTCAGAGTCGCCCTTGCTTGTGGCGTCAAGCGCCTCAAGGATTGCTCTAAGATCTGATTCATGAAGTCCTTCTATCGCATTCGCTTTGCGGCTCTCTGGGTCATCACCTGCAATCTCTGCCTCTGTTCTAACCAAGTCACAGATCATCTTCTGACCAGCCTGCCAGTAAATAGATGCCGAACCGATTGATAGCGTTCTGGGTTCTCCTTCCGCCGTCTCGTACTCTTGGCCTAGCTCTAAAGAGAGAAGCTGTTTCGCCCGGAGCTTTCCGAGATTAATGACCTCCAGGGAGTCCACGATAACAGCCTTCCCTTCTTCCAGGCGCTGCTCGTAGTTCTTGGCTCGCTCCAGCCTCCAGGCAAAATTGGCCTCTTTATTGATGTCGAATACTGCGATCTTATACCGGCGGATGGTAGAGTATAGCCCAGGCTCGCCGATCTCGTTGGCTATGGCCCTAGGACTTTTCCCATCTTTGAGTCCCTTTTCTATGATATCGATATGAGGTAACAATATTTCAAATGCCATATACACCTGATGCAATGATACAATCGTGATGCAACGATTTTGCATCACGGATAATTAGTAGCTGGCCTGAGATCAGCGGGAGTGTGTAAAGGAAGAATATGGAGGGAAAATCTGAAACGATCTCAGACCAGGCATGCGGAAATGCCGCATTACTATGATCTCCTGCCCGGTCCACCGGTTAGTTGGCTTTTGGGCAGGTATGAGGCTATGTGGAGTCGAACCACCTTCTCCGTCTCTGAGAGACGGTATCTTCGCCTGAAGACCATTAGCCTCAGTGCTCGGCTCTGGTGTGCTTCGCCCACCGTCATCGCCGTAGGAGGATAGAACGTCTGCCTATCGCGGGCGCGTACCGTATATCACGCAGATTCCCCGCGCTAACCTGTGTTATGGTTCGCATCGTATATAATACTTTCGATGATTCGCTTTCTCCTGCGGTTGCTCATCCTCTCCGGAGCTGAGATCATCTCGTTGTAAATCAGTCCGCATCGCTCGCACGCTGCAAATCCGTGCCTATCCAATCGCACCACAGC